AAGACGGACCCAAGTCCAGCATATCCGCAGGAATCGACATCCAAGCAGACAATTTATACATATCTGCACTGATTGTATCAATCGCACCGGAAAGTTCCTGCACAATTGCACTGTTAATCTGTCCCCATGCAGCCTGCTGAATACCTTGCTTATTGATTACAATCTTTGTCAATGTGCTGGTATTCATGCTGTAAACCGCATTGATCAATGGAAAGCTGGATTTGATGTCGTCCATAACCGCATCAATAAAGGTCGGTTCAATGGCATCCGGCAAATTGGTAACAGCGTTCTGATAGTTCTTTCCAACGTTAATTACATTTTCCCAGAATGCCGTTTCCTTACTGGTCAGTACTCTGTTTCCTCTGCTTGCCAGAATTGCACGGTCAGAAGCAGCAACAACGCCGTTGTATTCTGCTTTGAGTTCTTCTGAAATAAAAGCACCAAGTGCATCAATGCTTGCACGAATATTTTCAGTATCATTCTTGTTGATTGCATCCGTCAAATCACTGATAATATCAGCCTTCTGTTTTGTTTTTTCATCCAGATTTGTCATAACAAGCTCCTTTACAATCTAATTTTTTCAATTGTTTTATTATAAATGCTGCCGAAAATCTGATCTGCAACATTTTTTTCAGGTGGTTTTGATTCTGACTTTCCAGAATCTTTTTCTTTTTTATCAATCACATCAACGAATCCATACTGCAAGCAGTCCGCAGCACTCAACGCCGTTTCCACATCCATCATTTCTGTCAACTTCTGAAAGTCAATTTTCCCATTTGATTTGTCCATGTAGGCATTCTTGATATTTGCCGTGATGGTATCCAAAATATCCGCCTCATGCCGCAGCTCTTCAGCATTGCCCCATGCAATTGACATTGCATTGTGAATCATCATGGTGGAACAATTGGACATGTGGACTTCATCGCCGCACATTGCAATCACAGAAGCAATGGAACACGCAAATCCATCAATATATACAATTTTCTTTGCATTGTGCCGCATCAGCTGGCTATAAATCGCAATTCCTTCCTTTACGCTTCCGCCGTTGCTATTGATATAAATGCAAATGGTATCAATTTCTCCAGCTTCAGCAAGCTGACTGCGAAAATCTTCCGCAGTTACAACTTTAGCTTCTTTATCATGTCGTTCATTAACCTGCGAATAGATGTACAAATCCACTGTTTTTTCATCTTTCTTCGCCAAATTCCAGAACGTCCCATCATTCATCCTGACCATCTCCTTCCACGTCACTTAATGCGCTGTAATTTTTTGTAAGGGTGTATCCATCTGCCCATTCCTTATCCAGATTTTGCAGTTTTAAGGCTCTCCGAATTTCATTTGTGCTGCAAATTGCTGCTGCCTTTAGCTTGTCAGCTCCGGAAGCACACGAAAACAAATCGGAATATTTGATCATACTGGTATCAAACAGAATCTTGCTGCCATGCAGAATTTCTTCTTTTCGGTATAATTTCCTTGAAAATTCCTTGTCCGCTTTGTCGGTATAGTAGCAAATGCATTCTCCTATAAACAAATCCAGTATCTCAGACAATCCGGACGATCCGCCAGTAAGCAAAACAGGCGGTATTCGGTATTTTCTCGCAGCTGTTTCAATTGCAAGCGAAATGGTATCCTTGATTTCTGTTATGATGGACTTGTTTCCCTGAGATTTGGTGCTATCGTTCGCAGATTTTGCAGTGATTCCGCCGATCAGCGGCAATACTGCCTTATCACTCTTTAAAAAATTCTTGAATGATACATTCATCATTTTTTTGAACTTTTCTTCGTAGTCATCGCCAGTCGGTAACGCACCAACTTCCAAGAAATATTTTTCATTGGATGCTTTTGAATAAATCTTTGTGGTAATAGACAAAACCTCATTGCAGTACGAAAGCACACTGTTCAGCATCGCATCACTATGAGAACTTTCCCACGGATTCCCGATATAGATTACATCGCTGCAAGAACACTTGTTCAAGCTGAAATCGCCATAACTGACGGATTCAAAGTATAATTCTGTTGTGTCTTTTGTTGATGCACAGAAGTGGTCTGCCACGAACCATTCTTTGTGGTGTTCAAATGCAAGCACTTCTCCGTCCCACAGATAGCGAAACCAAAATTCATAGAAAAAATCAGAAGCATTCTGGCTTCGGTTCGGGCAATAATTGAGCAGATAAAATAAGTCGCCTTGATTTTCTTTTCCGTTCTGAATCGTTTTGATTGGTACTCTTGATAAACAGGTTGCAACATAATCCACTGCAATATATTTTGCAAAAAGGGATATGAATGCTTTGGTTTCTTCATCCATTTCATAATATCCGGTGTCCGTTTTTTCTTCTTTTTCTATTTTTTCTTCCAGAAATGGTCGAAACAGTCGCTTGAATACATTCATCGTAATCACTCCCTTCTGCTTAATAGATCCACGCTTGCATCATATCAAGGTTGATTGCTTTCGTGTGTTCCAAAACATCTGACACACATTCCGCAGCGACAAATGCCTTGAATTCATCATTTTTTCTGGATTTTGGTTCTATTTTTTGATAGGTAATATTGCCTGCTCCACTGGTTGCCGTCTTTGTATTATTGGTCTGCCAGCACATGTTACTGTTATTTTCGCCCCAGACAATTTTCTGCGTTGCAAATTTGTCTGTAAGGGTCGGCACAATCTGCATTTCATCGGACGGACGAACCAAATAGATTTGGTCATCATGCAATTGCATAAAATCCATGCAGGCATTTCGCAGAACATTGCAGCGGTATTTGTCCAAACCAACCTTTAAAATCTGAGAACCTCGTTTTGCAGCTTCATTTTTCAGCCACATTGCAGGCAGTTCTGGCGGAATTGCTTTTGCATCTACAAATGTTACAAGCCCTCTTGCTTCCCATTCTCGCAACGGCGGTTTGATGCGAATCAGATCCGCAGAATTTTCACAAATCCATGTATGCCCAACCCAATAATCAACGCCGTTTACCCTGTAAAGCAATCCTGCTCCTAAAAAGTCTGTTGTCAGCATGAAGTCCAACCCTGCAACGCATGATTTCCCCTTTAACAAGCCTTCTTCCACTGGTCGATTGCATGCAATGATATTTTCCCACTTTGTGACAGCATTTTCTGTATGCTTTGGTGGACAATTCATTCTTTTGGTCGGGAAAGATGCGTTTGCAGCTGGATTTTGCTTATATTGTGCGTGTTCCAGCTTGATTTCTTCCATCAAATCCGGCAGGAATCGCAAAGACGGATTTGCTTTGTGCCAGGAATCAGGATTGTCAATTTCATCAATGCAGTCAATTTTGCAGATAAAAGGGAACATCCCGTTATCTGGTTCTTCCAAATCCAGTATTTTTTCACAGGTTTCAAGCAAATCATCGAAAACAGCCCCTCTTACATTGCCGTTTGTGCTGATAATGGTTTGCCGTGGATAGCGTTTTTTACCAAGACCGGTTACCGCAACATCAATCAAAGCACTGTTTTCATAAGCGTGGTATTCGTCAAAATCCACTTTGCCCGGTCTGCCACCATCTTTTGTTTTTGCATTGGATGTGCGAAACCGCAGTTCTGAGCCTGTTTTCAAGTTTTTGATGACTTCTTTGTTCCAGCGAAAGTGCCGCTTCATCTTCACTGCATTCTGTTCCAGAACATCATACACGTCTAAAAAACTCTGTTTTGCCTGGTCTTCTGACGTTGCAAAAATATCAATGTGATATTTTGGTACGCCATTGACTGGTGTCAATAAGGCGAAATCTTCAAACGCTAAAAAGCCATTTTTTCCTGCTCCACGCCCTACAACAATCACCAACTTGGGAAACCGAAGCTGCCCGTTTTCCTTGTAAACGCAATTGTGAATGAAAAAACAGAATTTTTCCCAAGTGAACAAAGAAAATGGAAAGTACTTTTGCAAGGCAAAGTATTTTTCTGCCTGCTCCATATCGACAACTAATTTTTCTGTCTGAAACACGTGCAAAACGAATTTATATAGCTTTTTCTGCTCTTCGCAAACAGGCACATCATTTTCGCTGATTATGGATAAATAGTCGTCAATGTATTTACAGTTCGTCATCCGGCTGCATCAGCTCCGAAACGGATTTAATATCAATTCCAAGAGATTTCAAGATACTGAGCATTTGCTTATTGGTATCCCGTAGTTCTTTTAGTGCCGGATTTGCTTTTGTGATCATGAATCCAGCTGTATTCGGTTCTGACAACATCGTTCCATTCTTCGTGATGTTCTTTTTCAGGTCTTCTGCACAGTCAAACAAGTATGC